GGCGTCGTTGAGGTGGTGGGCCTCAACGTTGACGCCACTCACAGGCCCACCGACTAACCACTGATTTGGAAGGAGGGCTGATATGGCTAATACGACCATTGAGGCTCTGAAGAAAAAGCATAACAAGTCGAAGAATGTCAGGAAGGCTCTCAATGTCCTGGCGTTCGTCGCGCCGCTGACGGCGGCTGTCCCGGATGCCCTGACGGATGCTGGGGGCGCTTTGAAGGAGATCCCGTCTGAGTGGACGCCACTTGGCATTTTCACCACCGATGGTGGTGAAATCGCCCCCGATGTGACCGTGGACGACGTCGACGGCTTGGGATATGCGGAGCCTGTCCGCTCTGACCTTACCAAGGCGTCTAAGACAATTAAGCTCAACATTTTTGAGCTGTTCCGCAAGGAGATGCTCTCCTTGACACACGGAATTGACCTCTCGCAGGTCAAGGCGAATCCCACCACGGGCGAGGTCGTTTTCGACGATCCGCTGCTGCCGGCGATCCCTGAAAAGAGGCTGCTGGTCATCGCAGCCGACGGTCCTGCTGACGACGAGTGGTTAATTGGCTGGTGTTTCACCAGGGCCAAGCTCGTCTCAATGCCGACGATCCCCCTGAAGGCGACGGACCCGATCACGGGCGACCTTGAATTTAAAGCGTTCGCTGATGAGTCGGCAGGCACCGCCTGTCGAAATTACTTTGGCGGCTCGGCGATGCTTAAGCATCGCGACATCACGGGATTCGAGTCCGCATGAGCTGCGGGCGGAGGTCGGAGTTGTTCTCCCTCCGGCCTCTGCCCGCTAACAACACCAGGAGAACACCGCAGGATAGGACAAGCATGGACCAGCTGACTTTCACGAAGACGATCAAGACGGACACCGGGGATGACATCGTCCTCACGCGGATCACCGACGACGCCGCCGACGCGAATACTCTGCGCGCACAGGGATGGGCAGAAGCCAAGCCCGCAGAAACGGAAGACTCCACGCCGACGCTGCCTGCCCCGCCCGCCAGCACCCAGCGCAAGAACTAATCGCCCAAAAACAAGGAGAACACCAATGGCAGACAAGATCACACCGACACTGACCCTTGCGGGCCTGAACAAGTTGGACGGAGCTGCGGAGGCGACTCCGTTCATGTTCGGCCTCGCCAACAAGGTCATTAAGTTCCCGGACCCGCTGGGTCTCTCCCCTGAAGAGGGTGAGGCACTACTGGTGGACCTCACCGGTGGTAAGAAAGCCACGGAGATCATCAGGAGATGGCTGAGCGCGGAGGACGCGGAGATCGTCGTCAAGCGCCTGACTCTCAGGCAGCTGGTCCTCCTCATCAAGGCCGCGTCTCAGCATTACGAGGCGTCGCTAGGGAATGCGGGGGAAGGGCACGCCTCTACGACCGCCTAGGGCGGTACGAGAGGCAGATCGTCGCAGATCTCGCGGAGCAGGGCTGGGACGCATACGCCCTGTTCCGCGACCGCCGCTACCGGTTCCTGCTCACGCTAATCGACGCGCTCCCGTCAACGAGCAGGACGGTAGCGGCAATGCTCAATGATCCCGAGGTCGCGCTAGAAAACGCTCGCGCGCTCGCCGAAGCTGAGGACGATGACTCGACGGAGGCACAGCTGCGCGCACAAACCCCAGAGGTGAGAGTCATGCAGGATATCTTCGACCTGCTGATCGCGGCCTTTGGGGGCAAGGAAACCTATCCACGTCCTGAGAGCCTCACAGAGATCGCCCTCGACGAGGCACGAACAGAAGTTCGAGACGCCAACGCTCGCAGGGCGCTCGCGGCTCTGATGCCGGGGTGGAGTCCTGAAGAGGCATAAATAACATGTAGGAGGTCTGCGTGACTGGCGTGTATCAGGCGGGAACCGTCTACGTTGATGTTGTGCCCTCGATGAAGGGCTTTTTTAAGAGCATCGAGAACGCGACGGCCGCGCAGATCCCGCAGGTGGCGTCCGACGCCGGAAAGAAGTACGCGGAGAAGTTCAAAGAGCAGGTTTCCGCGTCGGGCAAGGACCTAGCCGCCGCGATCGCCGACCCGCTGGGCAAGTCCACGGCGCGCCTTCGTCAGGAGGCCGCCCACACTGGTGCAGCCCTGCAGGAGGCGCATACCCAGGTTGCCAAGTCCGCGTCGGCGCTCGCGAAAGCCCGCGCTGAGGAGGAGACCGCGGCAACTGCGGTGGAGCGCGCAGAGCGTGCGCTCGCAGCAGCGCGCTCTAGCTCATCCGCTGACTCGGCGGCTGTTGCTCGTGCGGAGTCGGCGCTGGCCTCGGCGCGCAAGGAGTCGACAGCAGCGAACCGGAAGGCCGACCAGGCCTCGGCTGATCACGCGGACGCACTGAAGAAGGAGAAGCTCGCGTCCGACAGCGCTCGCGTGGCGACCGAGGCCCTGGAACAGCGGGTTGCGAAGGCCCCCACCGGGTGGGAACGCTTTACGACATCGCTGAAAAGCTGGGTCCGCGAGGCCGAGACCGTCGAGCATGAAGCCCGCGAGGTTGATTCCTCGCTTGGGCGTGTAGGCTCGGGCGTCTCGTCACTCGCTGGATTCGTCACGTCGGCGCTCGGCCCGCTCGCGCTCCTGGGTGCAGCAGTCGGCATCGGTGGTTTCGCGTCCGAAGCAATTGAAGCGTCGGATGCGACAAATAAATTCGCGGACACATTGCGGTTCGCAGGCATTGACGATTCCAAGATCAAAGAGCTGGGCGCGTCTGCCCAGGAGTACGCCGATCGCACGGTCTATGACCTTGCGGACATTCAGGGCATCACGAGTCAGCTCGCGGCCAACGGCGTGGACGGCTTTGACCGTCTTGCGGAGGCTCTCGGCAACGTCAACGCGGTCTCCGGTGGCACGGCCGACACGTACAAGAGTCTGGGCCTGGCCCTCGTCCAGGTCAACGGTGCTGGGAAGTTGCAGACCCAGGACTGGAATCAGGTGGCCAACGCCATTCCGGGCGCGTCTGGCAAAATCCAGCAGGCGCTCGAGGACATGGGTGCCTACACGGGGAACTTCCGCGAGGCCCTGGCAGAAGGCCAGATCAGCGCCGAGGAGTTCAACCAGGCGATCCTATCGCTCGGTTTTGATGACGTCGCGGTCGCGGCGGCGTCGGATGTGTCTCGCATCGAGAACGCCGCCGGAAATTTACAAGCCACAATTGTAGGCGGATTCAAGGACATGATTGACCTTGCGAAGCCGCAGTTGACCGAGTTTATGACGTGGCTGTCGGATACGCTCGGCGCGGGCTTCGAGTGGATCAAAACGACGGCGGTGCCGTCGATCCAGGGCATCTGGGATATCCTAGCCAACGGGAACTTCTCCGGTCCGATCTTCGGCCTCGAGGAGGACAGCGGTCTCGTTGACTTCCTTTTTAACTTGCGCGACGCCGGCATGGCCGCGTGGGAGATGCTCAAGTCCGGCTGGGATGCGGCGACGAACCTAGCGTCTGCGTTTGCGCCGCTCGCACAGAGCGTGTGGGATCTGGTCTCGTCGTTTGGCGGTGATGGGACGTCAGCGATCCAGGGGATGGCTGACGCACTCAAAAATGTGTTCGACTGGATCGGGAACAACACGGACATCGTTGCGCCGCTCATTGTGGCGGTGACCACCGGGACGGCAGCGTTCAAGGGCATGAGCGCCGCCCTGGGTGCCGTGAACGCTGTGAAAGCGGCCGGTGGCCTCTTGCAGTTTGTCAAGGCCACGAACTTGGCGAAGGCTGCGCAGGCAGCTTTCAACGTCGTGATGAATTTGAATCCGATTGGGCTGATCGTCACGGCGATTGCTGCGCTGGTGGCTGGTCTAGTCTATTTCTTCACGCAGACGGAGACGGGCCGGAAGGCGTGGGCCGCGATCACTGATGCTTTCTACAGTTTTGTGGATTGGATTGGGTCGGCGTGGACGTCCACGATGGAGTCGATCTCCTCGTGGTGGACGGGCACGTGGGACGGCGTCTCTGGATTTTTCTCGGCCTACGTCGTGCAGCCTCTGCAGACTGCATGGGATGCGATCTCCTCGATATGGGACGGTATCGTTACCGTCTTCAAGACGGCTTTTGCGATCATCGTCGGAATCGTCCTCCTCCCCATCAAGCTCTACATCGAGGCGTGGGCTGCGATCTTCACCTGGGCGTACGACGCGGTTATCAAGCCCGCGTGGGATGCTATCTGCCAGGCGTTCACGTCGGCGTATAACAGCGTTATCAAGCCCGTGTTCGAGCAGATAGCCGCCACGTGGCAGTGGATCGCGGGGATCGCCACCGAGGTCTTCACGGGGATCGTGGCGTTCATGCAGGGAGTGTGGGGCGCGATCTCCGCTGCTGCGCCAGCAGCGTGGAGCGGGATCGTCGCGGCCGTGACCTGGTACGTCAACACCGTGTGGAGCATCGTCTCCACCGTATTCACGACGATCGCTGGCGTCGTGTCCTCGATCTGGAACGGAATCTCCTCCACCGTCTCAGGCGTCTGGGAGTCGATCAAGTCCACGGCGAGCGCAGCCGTTCAGTGGGTCTACGACTCTGTCACCGGTGTGTTCTCGTCGATGTCGTCGAGTGTATCGTCGACGTTCGACGGCATGAAGACCGCAGTGGAGACGGTCTGGAACCAGGTGAAGGGCGTTGCGGCTAAGCCTGTCAATTTCATCATTGACACGGTTTACACCAATGGCCTGAAGTCTCTGGTGGAGACGGTCGCCTCGAAGATCGGTTTGTCGCTGACGTTGCCGACGGTTCCTAGGATCGCCGAGTACGCCGGCGGCGGCATCGTCCCCGGCTACAGCCCAGGGCACGACACGATTCCGGCGATGCTTTCCCCGGGCGAGGCTATCCTCGTTCCCGAGCTCGTCCGGCAGATCGGGCCGAGCCGGATCATTGCCGCGAATTATGCCGCGTCGAAGCGCCGCCCCGGCGGCACGCCCGGAAAAGCTCCTGTGGGCTTCTCTGGGGGCGGTATCGCTCATTTCGCGGGCGGAGGCATCGCGGGGTGGTTCGCTGACACAGCGAAGGGCGTCGCGGACTTTTTCACGGATCCCCTCGGCTCCGTCGCTCAGCTCATCACCGAGCCTGTGCGGGCGCTGATGAGGGGCATCGCCCCGGGCGTCATCGGTGAGCTTGGCGTCGGCGGCGTTGAGTCTCTCCTCTCGGGCGTCGGCGATTTCTTCAAGAAGAAGTCTGAGGAGTCCTCCTCGGCTGGTCTTGTGGGTGCTGCAATGCGAGCGGTCCAGATGCAGGTCCCCTACGTGT